TCACCCTTACTCGTCTAGGATGGCTTAAGATGCGTAAAGACGCATGGAAAGCAAATCATAAATATCCTTGCATTTCTGTCGTTCTTGGGGAGGATTCCGATGTGAAGGTTGCTATCATCGAGTGGGAAGTGTTCAAAGAACTAATTAAGGATTCAGAATATGAATAAGCACAAAGTCCATTTTACTGCTGCTAGAGATAACTGGAAAACACCAAAGGCATTTTATGAAAAACTCAATGAGGAATTTAACTTTGACTTTGATCCTTGCCCTCCTAACCCTCAGTTTGACGGTTTGGAAATTGAATGGGGTAACTGTAATTTTGTTAACCCTCCTTATGGCAACATTATTGCCAAGTGGTTAGAAAAAGCCGTTGACGAACAGAGCAAAGGCAAGACCTCTGTGTTCCTAATTCCTAGCCGTACAGATACTCGGTGGTGGCATAACTTTGTCATGAACGCTGATGAAATTCGCTTCATCAAGGGTAGACTTAAATTTGACGACCAGAAGAACTCTGCACCGTTCCCATCCGCACTCATTATCTTCAAAGGAAAGTAGCAATGAAACAATTAACTTACGGAAGCCTATTCGCAGGAGTAGGTGGTTTTGACTTGGGATTTGATTCCGCAGGTTGGGAATGTTCATTTCAAGTTGAATGGGATAAGAATTGCCAAAGCGTTCTTAAAAGGCATTGGCCTAATGTTCCAAAATTTGAAGATGTAAGAGATGTAAATGGTGCAGAGTTACCGCCAGTTGATTTAATATCATTTGGCTCACCATGTCAGGACTTATCTGTAGCAGGTAAGCGTTCAGGTCTTGATGGAGACCGTTCAGGCTTATACTTTGAAGGTATAAGAATAATTAAAGAAATGAGAGAAGCAACTAATGGAGAATTTCCTAAATGGGCAATCTGGGAGAATGTACCCGGCGCCCTCACAAGTAATAAAGGAGAAGACTTCGCAGAAGTCCTCAACCAAATGGCTGACATCGGGGCATTGGGAATTGAATGGCACATCTTGGATGCACAATGGTTCGGAGTCGCACAACGCAGAAGAAGAATCTTTGTCATCGCTTGCTGGGACTCTTCAGCCATTGAGCGAAGTAGCGGAAAAATATTACCTGTCCCCGAAGACAGCAGGGGGGATATTAAGAAGGGCAGAAAGAAAAGGAAACAGTCTGCCAGAACTGCTGAGAGTAGCACTACAGAAACTATCTGGTACGGACAATCTGGACACGCAAAGTGGACAGAAGGAGGAGTAACTCTTGCTGCTAGTGACTACAAGCGCCCTGAGAGAAACTTTGTACTTGAGCCATTTGTAAAGTCTAGAAGAGCACAAAACCCTACTGATGATGAATCATGGATTGATAATGCAGTAGCTCCAACATTGAATGCTTTTGATAATACCGGAGAGGCAAGAGCAACGGTTCTTGTTGTTGATGGCACAAGAGTTAATGATGTTCGTGTTTATGATGACGATATGGTTCCAACATTAAAGCATCGCATGGGTACTGGTGGTGGACAAGTTCCTGTTCTAGCATATGATGGTTATAATAATAAAGTTAGCGAAGATATTTATCGCACAATCCGCACAGGTATTGACTCAGGAGATCATATTGCAATCCCAATTCAAGGGACAATTATTGGTCGTGCAGATACTTCCGGTCCACAAGGTAAAGGCTTTGGAGATGAGGGAGATCCATCTTATACATTGGATACAATCTCTCAGCATGGAGTTATGACACCTGAATTAATTTTAAGAAGATTGACACCTGTTGAATGTGAAAGATTGATGGGATTTCCTGATGACCATACAGCAATTGATTATACCGGTAAGAAGATTGCCGATACTAATCGTTACAAGATGTGTGGAAATGCAATTGCATCACCAGTAGCCGAGTGGATTGGTATAGAGCTAAAGAAACTAATAGAAAGCGCTTAATGGAAGACTTTCAGTTTTATGTTGGGAGTCACAACCCATCATGGTTATGGGGCAGAGAGAATACAACGCCTCTATTCATATCAATTCGCCGTTTTCGCAAATATAAAAAGTATAAAAAATCCTTAGCAAGATGGGCTTGCGATAGTGGAGGTTTTACTGAACTATCTCTTTATGATAAATGGGTTACTACTCCTGAGCAATACATTGAAGAATTATACCGACTTCGTGAAGAGGTAGGAATGATGGACTGGGCTTCACCGCAGGATTGGATGTGCGAGCCTCATATGATTGTTAAAACTGGCAAGAGTGTTGATGAACATCAGAAATTATCATGTGAGAACTTTTTAAGATTGCAAGAACTTGGCCCTGATTTGCCAATTATTCCTGTATTGCAAGGATGGGATCCATCTGATTACTTAAAGCACTTAGATATGTATTCTGATTATGGAGTTGATTTACGCAAGTACGATACCGTTGGGATGGGTTCGTTCTGCCGTAGGGCAAATGTTCAGGGAGTTAACGAATTAGTTAATGAACTGCATAACTATGGAATAAGAATGCATGGTTTTGGATTAAAGAAAGACGGGTTGACACTATTTGGTGATAAACTTGTCTCATCAGATTCAATGGCGTGGTCTTTCACAGGGAGGGCTGCTGGTTGGAAAAATATTTACCTTTGTGGTACTACTCATGAGAAAGCTATCTCATGTGGTAACTGCCATGCTTGGGCTATGAAATGGGCTGAGTCGGTAAAAACATCAAGAAAGAAGAAAAATGACTGACATTATTGTAGATATTAACTTTATTGCCGATAACATGGGCGATAGGTCAAAAGAGTTTATTGATTGCATGAGGATTGTGCAAGATATAATTGACAACCCTAATCATTATATCGGTGGACAAGCTATTAAGTATGCTAATCTATTAGCAGCCTATAGAACGCAAATGATTATTAAATCACAGGCCTTTAAGAGAAGGTCAAGTCTAATGAGTGAACAGGATAAGTTAGTGAATGATATTTGGAAGACAATGTATGAGGCATTGTCAGAGAATATCAATGTTCTTAAACTTGCATCAAAGGGGAATTAATTGAAATCTTTAAATGCCCTTAGACAACCTAAAGAGCCTACTATTCAAAAGACTGGCGATGATATTGTTATTGACTTTGCACAGGCTATAGATGACTTCTTAGAGAAGCGTAACGCTCCTGCGACAAAGAAGGTTGGCGGGTTCCATCCTAGTTATACAAACCAATGTGCTAGATATTGGTATTATTTATTTGAGGGGACAGAGATGACAACAATCTTCCGCCCTCAGACATATCGTATCTTTGATAATGGGCATGCTGTTCATGAAAGATTGTATAGTTATATGAGAGAGATGGGTATTCTTGTTGCTGAAGAGATTCCGGTAACTCATGATGATCCACCAATTGAGGGTACTGCTGACGGTATTATTGATCTTGATGGTCATAAACTAATTGAGTTGAAGTCAATCTCCAATGAAGGTTTCCATTATAGAAAACTTCATAATAAGCCAAAAGATGATCATTTTAGGCAAGCGCAAATCTATATGAGGTGTCTTGACCTTCCATCCGGCCTTGTTATTTATGAAAATAAGAATAATCAAGAGATTCTTCCTATTTTTGTAGAGAGAGATGATGTTTTTATTGATAAACTATTTAAGAAGTACAAGGGTATTTACGAGGCGTTCCTAAACCGAGAAATCCCTACTCAGCCATACAAGCGTAGTTCTGCAAAATGTGCAGACTGTGCGTTGGCTGATAAATGCTGGTCAGGGAATGTTTGATAGTGAAGCAAGAATTTGTCAAAACGATGAATGCAAAAAAGAGTTTATAGCAAAAGTTTATAACACAATATATTGTTCTCCAGAGTGTAGAAAAGTTGTTACAAATAAAAAGTTATTAGAAAACTACTACAGAAAAAAAGACAATAAAAAAAGAAAGAGAGTATGTATTACAGACAACTGTAATACGGTACTCTCTTCTTATAATGAAGAAGATATCTGTGAGCAATGTAAGAATGAAAGATATATTCAAAGGCTTGTTGGCTGGGGTTGGGATGAAAACAAACTCAGGGAAGAACAGCGTTAATTATGCGCTATACTATATAAGTGAGTTTAAGATCAATCGTCAACCATCAAGGGTGGAATAAGTTAATAGCGATAGACCCAGCTTCTCACTCTTTGGCTTGGGCAGTTATTGATAATCAAAAAAATGTATTAGCGACAGGTAAGATTGTTTTGTCAAAGCAGAAAGAGCCTTATGATAAGTTTAAGGTTATTGCTGAAGAGCTTGTTGCTGTAATAAATGAACACAAACCGGATGTTGCTGCTATTGAGCAATCTGTCTATATCCAGAACTTTCAGTCAAGCAGAATAATTTCGTACATGATTGGATTTACTTGGGGTCTTCTGTATCAGAATGGCGTTAAGACGCGAGATATCAATCCCCTGAGTTGGAAGCCTAATATTGGCTATAAGAACCTTACAAAGCAAGACAGGAAGGTTTTAGAAGAGAATGGGCAGAAAGGTTCTATCCAAATTAAAATGAAGAACGAGAGAAAGCAAAGGGTGAGAGAGATTGTTTCTATTGCCTATGGTGACGACACTCCCGGTCTTGAAGATGAAGATATTGTAGACGCATTGGGTATTGCTTTATGGTATTATAAAACAGGTGGTAACTAATGGCACTTGAGCCATATAAAGATAAGGCCTTCTTGTACGAACATTACGTTACTAAGAGAATGAACTTAACAGACATTGTTAAGCTTCTTGAAAAGAATTACAATTTAAAAACAAGTCCGCAAACAGTAGAGGAAAAGGTCGCAATCTTTCTGCTGGCAGGCAGAAAGCTCCAAAGTCTCCAGCACAAAAGATGGTTGAGAGAAAAAGAATGGAAATGCGAAAGCAAAATGATCTTAAAAAGAAAGGTAGATTAAGATGAGAAGAAGCGTAACTGCAAAAGATATGACAACATTTTCCAAACTTGATATGATTTACAATCAGGTTAGAATTATTGAGTCAAAACAAAATAATGCTGAGTATAAATGCTTGGGCTCAGGTCTGTGTTGTCGTATTGGGTTAAGAATCCCATTGGCTGAATGTGCAAACATTGCCTACAGGCTCACACAAGATTTCTATTTCAAAATGGAGTCTGAAGGTGAAGATGTAGCCAATGAGTGGATGGAAACAATGATTGAGTCTCTTAAAGAAGCTATGCATGACCCCAATTGGAATGTTGATGGAGAAACAGAGAGACATTGCGTATTCTACAAAGGTGGTTGTACAATCTACCGATACAGGCCGATGGTGTGTAGAACATTTGGTACAGTAACTCCAGTTGATGACTATTGCCCAAGAATTAGAAATGCTCATGGTCAAGTTGATTACTTTGCAGGAGAAGGCGTTGCTAGGGTCATTAAGCAATATCAAGATATTCTTGCAGAGT